AAGAAAAACTTCTTAAACTTAACGTAGCAATGATTGATGATGTTGCTAAACTTATTAACGAGTTTATGAAAGACTATAAATCACAATATGCTGATAAAGAAGACACAGATCGTCCTAAAGTATTATTTGTAATTGACTCGCTAGGTATGATGCTAACACCAACAGACATTAACCAGTTTGAAAAAGGCGACTTGAAAGGTGACTTGGGACGTAAGCCTAAAGCACTTACAGCACTTGTTCGTAACTGTGTTAACATGTTTGGTGATTATAACGTTGGACTAGTAGCAACTAACCACACTTATGCGTCACAAGATATGTTTGATCCAGATGATAAAATTAGTGGCGGACAAGGCTTTATCTATGCTTCAAGTATTGTTGTTGCGATGCGTAAACTAAAACTAAAAGTAGACGCAGATGGCAACAAAACAAGCGAAGTACATGGTATCCGTGCAGCGTGTAAAGTTATGAAAACACGTTACGCAAAACCTTTCGAAAGTGTACAGGTAGAAATCCCTTATGAGACAGGTATGTCGCCATACAGTGGTTTGGTAGACTTGGCAGAAGGTAAAGGCATCCTAACCAAAACTGGCAACCGTTTGCGTTACCTAAACAAGGAAACTGGAGAAGAACTAATCCAATTCCGTAAAGCATGGGAACGTAATGAAGGCGGATGTCTTGACTTAATTATGGATCAGTGGGACGATACTGAAGCTGATAGTGTAATTGAGGAAAATGACACTGAAGAACTAAATAACCTTGATGAAAATTTAATACCTAACGGAGAATAGATTTATATGTCAAGTACACAAGAAGCGGCTAGTCTGGTGGAGATTTGGACTAGCCTAAAAAATTATATTCCACAAAAAGAACGTTTACAGGCAGCAGAACATTTTTTAAGTACAATAGATCAAAACGCACTTTGCGATTTAGAGCAAAACGCACTTGAACTGTTTGGTATTTGCGAAACACTGGATCGTGCTCTTAAAGAATATGTTCCTGAAGATGAGTATGAAGAACTTGAACACGAGGATTGGTAAAATCTATGACTAATTGGTTAACTCGCATTAAACAAGATTTAGCCAACATCGTACCAGCCATTGACTACTATGAAACTGAATTAACTGAAGCACGTAAGGATATTTCACTACGTGGTAATATTGAGAAACATAGTAGAGATATGCCAGGCGTAGTTGAGAACAGATTTAGCCAGTTGCAGGAAATTGAGAGTATTTTAGAATACCTTAATATTGAAATGCGCAAGATTAGAAGCGCCAAGTTTCGCAAGTTTCTTGAAAACTACAACAAAGCATTAAGTAGCCGTGATGCAGAAAAATATGTAGACGGTGATCCTGATGTTGTGGACCAACAGCACCTTATTAATGAGTTTGCACTGTTAAGAAATAAATTTATTGGTATTACCAAAGCACTGGATACCAAACAGTTTCAGCTGAATAACATCGTAAAGTTAAGAGCTGCTGGACTTGAAGATGTAAGTTTGTAACGGAGGGTGTGGCCAGGCCTAGAATTAAATAGCTAACTTACGTTGCATAATGTTGATTTTGTTGTCTGCAAAACCTCTCCGTTACAAAAATACTTATAATAAAACCCAATAAATCATAAAAAAAGGCTGAATTTTCCATAGTGTAGGATATTTCAGCCTTGAAGAAGTAAAGTAACCCTAGGGTTTACTTACGTTGCCATATTGCATATAGCACCCAGATAGCAATTAAACCCATAAGGCCTTCTGCGCCGAGTGTACTGAGCATGTTACTAACGTTGCTCACAACACTTACTTCTGGAAAGAATGGAATATTGCCTAAGCCTAGCACTTCGACTACGATCATTAGAGCAGCAATGCTGACACCTAATTCTGCTAGAGCTCCTGCCCATCCTTTTACTTTGTTTAGCATATCCATGATATACCTCCCTTCTTCTTGGCTTGCTATAAGCGGAAATCCGCTTATGCACTAGTACTTATCATAAAAACATGTTTTTTCAAAAAAATTACAACCTATTGATTAATAAGGAAACTATCTGTTACATTTTTGTTGACAACCAAGACGTTTTACTTTAAAGTATAAGGGTAAGTTAAGAAGGAGACACTGATGTCCATGATAAATTTAAAAGAAGCAGTTGAATATGATACATATGCTGAGTATTGTGCATCACGACGTGAAGTCGGTCTCAGTGTTATTCCAGAATCTTTGTTTAATGCTCTTAAAGAGGATATGTAATGCTTTATAGTATTATTGGCGGTACCAAGAAAGAACGTGAAGCAGTTACTGAAGCACTTTGGTTTGCCAAAGAATACTGGCTGCCACGTCACCGTAAACTGGTTGTTGATGTAGAAATTGCCCCAGGGTTAGAAGCAGAAGCAGACTGTTTTGAAGGCTGTGACGACCGTGAATATGAAATACGTATTCGTAAAGGACTGAGTTACGAAGATTTAGTAACAGCAGTGTTTCATGAGTTTGTTCATATCAAACAAGATGTACGTAAAGAGTTTCCTATGTTTGAGCCTAGTGAAATTCCTTACTTTGATCGCCCTTGGGAGATTGAAGCATATGCTGAACAAGAAAAAATGTGGAAAAAATTTACAAGTGTTTGATTTTAAAGGAAACCTTTTTCCGCATTTTTGTTGACAAGTAAAACGTTTTACTTTATATTATAAGAGTAAGTTAAGAAAACAGGAGTTACAAAATGGCTTTCATGAATCAAGAAAAGAAAAAAGCACTAGCACCAGGTATCAAAGCAGTGCTAAAAAAGTACGGCTATAAAGGTTCAATTGCAGTTAATAATCACAGTACTCTTGTTGTTAACATCAAAGAAGGTGTTGCTGATTTTATTGGTATGGCAAACGAAAAGAATCGTGAGATTGCAGAACGCCGCAATCATCCTTATTATCCAAGTGAAGGATACGTTCAAGTTAACACTTATTATCCTGAGCATTACGGTGAAGCAAAAGAGTTTTTGGAAGAACTTATTGCTGCAATGAAAGGCACTGGTTGGTATAACAACACAGACGCACAGATTGACTACTTTGATATTGCTTACTACTTGGATATCAATGTTGGTCAGTGGAACAAGCCCTATGTATGTACAGCAAAAGAAATGGAGACTGTGTAATGAATATAGACTTTACTAAAATTGAAAATGTAATCGTTGAAGGTATTGACATGAACGATTATCCTAAATTCTGTGATGCGTATATCGGATCCGCAGATATTGATGGAGTTCCTGCTACTGATACAGAACTTGATGCTATCAATGAAAACTTTGACTTTCTTTACGATGCTATACAGGAGGCACTTTACTAATGGCTTACAATAAAGAATCGGTTAATCGTGCAATCGCAACTAGCCGCAAGCCTATTAGCGGCAAAGAAGCAAAACTTATTCATGCACTGTTGAAAGGACGTGGATAAATGTATTATGTATATGATGAAAATAAGTCTATTGTAGCAGTATGCACTCATAAACGTGATGCTGACGGCTTGGCACACAGTGCAATCGCTGATAAAAAAACTTACTTTATCACAACAAAAGCCATTGACAAAGATTCAGATAAATCGTAATATAACATTGTAACAGACACAGAGGACACCATGGCACGTAAATCATATGAAATTATGGAAGTACTAGCAACATCGATTGCAGTAGACGAGGCTCAGGGCTTTATCAAAAGCGGCCATGGGTTTTACGATTATGAAAATAAATGCAATGTCTTTGATAACAAGACTGCTATCCGTTACATTATTAATGATGTTAAAGAGGCAGAAGACATTGATGTTACAGTAACTAGCAAACATATGGAAAAGGCTGAAGAGCTTAAAACATATTTTGACAGTGTTATTGTTATGAAAAAGCTCACTGGCAACTTTAATGGTTTTGAAGATACAGTGGGTAATATTCTTAATAAAACAGAAGTAGACAACTACGGCATTAGCGTACTGGCGAGTTTGCCTAACAGTATGCGTATTCAGAAACAGCGTGACGACATGGATGACTTTTATGAAGACATGCGACAGTCTAGCGAGTATGTTGGTAAAGTAGGTAGCCGTGGTGCGTTCTCATTGTTTATTAAAGATGTGAAATATATCGCAAAATACGGCATCCATTTGGTAACGGCTGTTGAATCTGATCAGAACTTGATTAAGTTCTTCTGGAGCAAGGATCCAGATATCAGTAATCTTATTGTAGGCAAAAGCATGCGTGTTACTGGTTTTGTAAAAGAGCAAAGCATCAGCAAGTTTAGCAACTGTAAAGAAACTGTATTAAATCGTGTAAAAATAGAAAAAAAGTGAAAAAAAAGGTTGACTTATCTTCTAGATGTGCTATCTTAATACTGTAGAGAGACAAAAACACAGGAGTGTAAAATGGAGAAAGTACGTATTTTAAAAGGCCAATACGGAGCAACAGAGATCAAGAATACTGTTGTAAAACTTGAAAAAGGTTTTAAACTTGGCAAAAAAGGCGGCTTTATTACAGTATGCGGCAAGGACGTAGCCGGACTACCGGATCGCAAGATTCGAGTTAAAGTAGAAGATATTAATAGTTTTGAAACAGTATCTGAGGAGACACCAATTGGTGCACCAGGTAGTAAAGTAGAAACAGATGAACAGATTATTGCACGTTTACGTGAACGTTTTGAGATCCTGGACGATATGACAAACGCAAGTATTGACGGTGTTGTACGTGGCATGGTAGTAACGGGCCCTCCAGGTGTAGGTAAAAGTTTCGGTGTTGAACGAGTATTAGATGAAGCGGCTGTTGCTGCAAAAATTACAAATGCTCCTCAACGTTACGGAATGGAAAAAGGTGCTGCATCAGCAATTGGTTTATATAAACTGTTGTTTGAGTATGCAGACCGCGGTAGTGTACTGGTACTAGACGATTGTGACAGTGTGCTTTATGACGAAACATCACTTAACTTGCTCAAAGCAGCATTGGACAGTGGTAAGAAACGCAACATTAGCTGGAAGTCAGAAAGCCGTGTACTGAGTCATGAAGGTATTCCAGATCGTTTCGAGTTTAAAGGCAGTGTAATTTTTATTACTAACCTTAAATTTGAAAAGGCACGTGGCAAGATTGCAGATCACTTGGATGCTATCCTTAGCCGCTGTCACTACTTGGACTTGACCATGGATACAATGCGTGAAAAGTTCTTGCGCTGTAAACAAATTGTAGCCGATGGCATGTTAGATGAATACGGTTTTGATAAAGCCGAGCAAAAGGAGTTGCTGGACTTTATTTACGAAAATAAGAATCGACTACGTGAACTGAGCTTGCGTATGGTTACCAAAATTGCGGACCTTAAAAAGATGAATAAGGATCGTTGGAAAGCATATGCAGAATCAACATGTATGAAACGAATTTAATTGGTTGGCGTCTCCTCTGTCTACGTCACTCTCACTCCTAGCTAACCAATTAATAGGGGGGACTGGAAACAGTTCCCCCGCTTTATTCTTGACAATCTAAATGGAAATCATTATATTACTAGTATGGCAAAAATTATTTTAAAAGATGAAGTAAATTGTAAAATAGAAGGTTTGGACCTGGATACTAGACGCAAACTAGTAAACAAGTTCAGCTTTATGTTGCCTTATGCCTATCATGTGCCTGCATATAAACTGGGTCGTTGGGATGGTAAGGTCAATTACTTTAACGTGGGTGGTAGTACATACATTAATCTATTGGAAGAAATACTTCCAATCCTGTTACAGGAAAACTATCAGGTTGATATAGAAGATTTACGCACACCAATTAACTTGGATTTTCCACAGATTACAGCAGAACATTTTAGTGATAAACTATGGCCTGAAAAGCACCCAGCGGCAGGTGAGCCTGTTGTACTGCGTGACTATCAAGTAGAGATTATCAATCAGTTTTTAGCCAATCCACAATGTTTGCAAGAGATTGCAACTGGTGCTGGTAAGACACTGATTACAGCCGCACTGAGTAACCTTATTGAGCCATATGGGCGCAGTATTGTAATCGTACCCAACAAGGACTTGGTTGTACAAACAGAAGCAGATTACATCAACTTGGGTTTGGATGTTGGTGTGTATTTTGGTGACCGTAAAGAGTATGGCAAAACACATACTATTTGTACATGGCAAAGTTTAAACAGCATGGAGAAACAATTCCGTGATGGCAAGAGCGACTTGAGTATTGTGGACTTTGCACAAGATGTACAGTGTGTTATTGTTGACGAGGTACACCAAGCAAAAGCAGACGTCTTAAAGAAACTATTAACAGGAGCATTTGCTCGTGTTCCTATCCGTTGGGGACTAACTGGTACTATCCCCAAAGACGATGCAGACAAGATAGGACTAACAATTACACTGGGGCAGGTTGTAAACAAACTAGCCGCAAGTGAGTTACAAGACATGGGTGTACTTGCACAGTGTGAAGTAAACGTGCTTCAGATGCAAGACACTGCGGAATACAGTAATTATCAAGAAGAGCTAAAGTACTTGACTACTGACAAACAACGACTGGACTACATGGCCAAGTTGGTTAAAGGGTTAGCAGTTGATGGAAATACTCTTGTATTGGTTGACAGATTAAGCGCAGGGCACGGGCTAATGGAAAGATTGCCTGAGGAAACTGTGTTTATTAGCGGTGCTATGAAAAGTAAAGACCGCAAAGATGAATATGATGAAGTCAGCAGTGCTGATAATAAAATCATCATTGCAACTTATGGCGTGGCGGCTGTAGGCATTAACATTCCCAGAATTTTTAATCTTGTACTGGTAGAACCAGGCAAGAGCTTTGTGCGTGTTATCCAGAGTATTGGACGTGGCATACGTAAAGCAAAAGATAAAGACAGTGTGCAAATTTGGGATATTGCAAGCACTGCTAAATTCAGTAAACGGCACCTGCGTGAGCGTAAAAAGTTCTATAAAGAGGCAGAATATCCG